AACGTCCTAGGACGTTATACGGAGGGCACGACCAAATAAGTCGTGTTTGCCGTCTCTGTTAGGTCCACCAACCCAATGGAGGATCTTATGTTTGTATCCGCGCCTCAAGTCGTCGGCAACGGCGACGCCATGTCTAACATGGCTACAACTGTGACGTTAACGTCACGGCGTTATGATGGCTTTACGGAAACTTCGTCTGGTGGTAACACCAGCGTAGGTGTACGTAGACGCCATAGGCGTTATTGCACAAGTGTTCAGCTGCTCAATGGGTTTCGCAAACCCAGTGCTTATTGGTCAGCTGCATCCGAATACACGTCAGGTACTTGTGACGTCACGTGGAAGTATAATCACTGGTTCTACGGAACCAATGGCTATTGCCGCCTCGTGGGTCAACCTGGCATCGGATCTTATGGTGTCTATGGCCTCTATGGCCCTCTAGACCCGGGGTTTTGGTTCGGTAGCACAAGCTACTCCATTGCCTCTTATGACAGCGTTGCGTATGCTCGCTGCATAAATGAAGCACTTGCGCGTGTAGCTGATCGTAGTTGGGAGGCCGGCACCGCCTTAGGAGAAGGACGAGAGTCCCTTCGTATGGTGGTTGACCGGGTCACAACAATCGGAAGAGCGATTCGTTATGCTCTTCGCGGTCAGTGGGGGGGAGCCCTGCAAGAACTCGGGCTCCTCAGGACGACCAACGGGCGGCGTGCCCGTGAGCGAGCAATTCGCTCTGGTCGAGTAGGCGATAGCTTCCTTGATACCTTGAGCCGTTTCTGGCTTGAGATCAAGTATGGCTGGTTACCTCTCCTTTCAGACATCCATGGCGCCATTCAGGCATTACAAAATACCATTCCCAAGTTGCGATTTGCCGTTCGACGGCGAATCCTGTCCGCGCCTGCCGTGAGGCCTGCGCTTTCGGGATATCACACTTGGGACCTGAATGTGACCGGAAATGTCTTCGTGGAGACGAAGCTTTTCGGTAAAGTGGACGATGCTAACCTTGTGCTGCTAAACAGCCTTGGTCTCTTGAATCCCCTGCAAGTTGCTTGGGAACTAGTACCGTTCTCCTTCGTTGTTGATTGGATTCTTCCTATCGGAAGTTTCCTTGAGGCATCGACTGGCACCATCGGCACTCAATTCGACTCTGGATACACGACATATGGTCTCAAAGTCCAAGAGAGATTAACTTTTCTCAAGGATTATGCACCTTTTGGCACGAACACCATAACTAGCCGTTCGGGATCTTTTCCGACGGCGACGCTTAAGGTGCGCTGCGTCAAGCGAGATGTCCACTATTCGTGGCCACTCTGGCTGCCGTACGTCCAGTCTCCTTTCACCCGTGACTCCAATGTTATCTCAGCATTGGCGTTACTTTATCAACTACGAGGGCGATAAGAGTCGTCTTCACATCAAGGAGCTTCGGCATGCCCGAACTTCAGTCTCTGGTCCTCACGGATCGGACCCCCGGTACCCCTCTCAATTACACCTTCACCCCGTCGGATTACAATCCGGCGACGCGTGTGGGCACAGTTGTTTCTGGGTCCGGCGTTCCCATCGGGAACAAAGTGGCAACGGTCATGTGCAAGCGCCAGCCTTCGGGCCGGTTCAAAGCACGTCTCACCCTTGCCGTCCCTGTCGTTCAAACGGAGACCATCAGCGGCATTGCCCGCCCGGTTGTCATCCGTACGTCGTACTTCACCGGCGAGATCATGTTCGATTCATCGAGCACGACCCAGGAACGCAAAGACTTCATGGGGATGATCCAAAGTGCTTTTGGCATTTCGGCAACCCTTGTGAATGATGCGTTCGTGCACCTCGAAGGTGTTTGGTGATGCGGGTCCTCCTTGGGATCTGCGTCCTCGCGGTATGTGTTTCGGCATGTTCCGCGAGTACTGGTGAGCAGGCTTCTGCCTGCATCAACCGTCTCCTCGGGGCTGGGAGTGATCTCAGCCTGGAGACGAGTTGCAACCTGTAGCCATAGGTAAGCTAATCCCGGCTTGCCTTAACATCGATAGGGAATGAACCCATGATGGAAAAGCGACCGCATGAGCGGCGCCAGGCGAACACCCGCAAGGGTAAGGATCGCAAAGATCCGTTCGCTGTAGCTCCTGCCTTGTGGGCAGAGGTAAGTACTGATTTAGATAAACTCCTTTCGGAGGTGGGCGGCGTGACTGCCGACTATCTCAGGACTGAGTGGAAGCGTAAGCTTCTCGATCCAAGTCAGGTTACTGCTGATGCCCGCAAGTCCGCAGCCATAAGTAAATGGCTTAGGATCGAGGAGCGTAACGCTAGGACCAACCAGAGACTATTGTTATGTCCACTTGACGAAGGCCGCCTTTTGGGCGGCATTAGTCTTCATAGTGTGATTGACGGGGCCCGACGTATCATTCTTGATACGATCGGAGAAGCGCCAACCCTTGAAGCCTCG